CTTTTGTTGGTTTTACAGTGGCATCGCCTTGTGACTTGCGTGTGGCCTCAATTGTTTCTTTTTTTTTTTTGTTTTTTCTTTTTTTTCTTATTTTGGTTGTTTTTCGTGTTGTTTTTGTTTTTTTTTTTTTTTTTTTTTTTTTTGGGTAAAACCAGCCTAAGCTTATTCTAATAAAGATGCCAGCACGAGGCTGTCGAATTCTTCATCAAAAACCTCAAGATTTGTAACCCCTGGCACGGGTGTGTCTGTAAACACTGTAGATGGAGCCTCATACTCCTGCTCTAAATCGAGCATGGGTACAGGCAATTTAGGTTCATACTCTAATTGATCTAGTATACTCCACCGTAATTCCATCTTGTCAACATCTGGTTTAACACCAAATATTGCACAGAATCGCTCATATGAATCATCATCATAGAACGATAGCTCACGTAAGGCCTGAGCTAAGACCATTTGCTTCCACCTTATATCTTTTGAGTCAGTGTAAGCCAACATTTTTCCAATAGAATTGAAATCAAGTCGACCCATTAACACATGAGTTATAAAATCAAGACAGGGTGTTCGTTTCAAGAACGTCACTTCTTGCACTGTCTTTAGCCTAATAATACTTTCAGATTTGGATCCAGGGGTTATACCCATACAGATCCAATCAGAAAACATCATTATAGCTAGATGATTATATATAGCCCTATACAAAGCAGCTATATATTTAAGATTATCATCACCATAATTAATTAGAGATACAATCTTAAAAAATGGATTTCGTCTTCGCAAACTCAAGACAAAATCACCTTTTGGCTTAGCTTTATTTTGGTAATAGAATAAACAATAATAAAATTGTAACACTTCTAAAATACACTCACAAATACAGTTAATCCACGCTGTTCCAAATACACCACTTGGAAGACGCTCACTCATTAAAAACACATCATTACCAATTACAACAACAAATTGTTGTAAGGAATGTAAGATCATTTTTATACGGTTCAACTCCACCTTATTTTCCGGACGCATATAATAAGGAGTAACTTGAACTAATCGCCATAGAACATAAACTCCGAACATAAGTACAATTAAACGCTTATCATACTTCTCGAAGTCTGTGTCTATCCATCCAACTTGTGAAAGAAAATCTTCCATATTAAAATGGCCATGTAAGTTGGTGTACATTTCCATTAATCGCTCATGTAACTCCTTACCACAAGCATTCATCCCAATTTGGCCAAACAATATACCCCTCAAAGAAGTAAATAAATCCATATATGGAGCTAAATACATTCGGCACAATGTTAGAAAATGAGTATTTCCAGCAAAGAAAACTCGTTCATTACCATCAGCTATCTTGGTTTTTGAAATTACTTCATCCTTAATATTTGCAACTGATATATTAAGAACAGGAATTCCAGCATCCAACATCTGAAAACAATTTGACATTTG